AAAGACGAGGTGTCATAGGAAGTTCTGCACAATTAAGAGAAATACAAGCTAACCTAAGACAAGGATTAGGATACAAAGGTCAAGGTTATACAGGTATACCTGTAGAAAGAGCTGTAGGAAAATCAGATGAAATAGGAGTATCTGATTTTGATATGTTGGGACGTTCAACACAACAAGCAGAACAAGATGCTATAAAAAGACAAGGAGGTAAACTAGAGTTTCCAGACCCCACTGGTTTAAAAGGCATGAGTAAAACTGTTTTAAAAGGCAGTATGAATATGGGAAGAAGATTCCTTGACACTGCCGAAGGACTATACAAAGGTGGTGATGACATTTGGAAAATTTACAATTACGCTTTTGAATTACAAAAAATTAGAAATGCAAGAGCAAGTATTATAAAAAATGCAACAAATCGTGCAGATAAAATTTCTCAATTAAGAAACTTTGAAAGAACAGTTGGTAAGAAAAAAGGTGAGAACTTAGAAGAGGCTTTAAAAAGATACGCGGCGGATACTGTTCGTAACACTGTTCCAAACTATGAATTAGTTCCAGATTTTATTAAAGGATTAAGAGGAGTTCCTCTTGGTAACTTTATAGCTTTCCCTGCAGAAATTTTAAGAACTGGTTTTAATACGCTAGATGTAGCAGCAAAAGAATTATCTAATCCTAGTTTTGCAATAAGAGAAATAGGAATGAAAAGATTAATGGGTGGCATAACTGCTTTTGGTTTAGTAGGCACAACAGCACAAAAGTTTGCTCAAGAAATGACAGATGTAAGTGATGAAGAATTAGAAGCTGCAAACAGATTGGCTGCACCTTGGCAAAGAAACTCTCAACTCATACCAGTGGGTAGAGATGAAAAAGGCAACTTTGAATTTATAGATTTTAGTCACACAAATCCCTATGATTTATTGTCTAGAGCTTATAGAACTGTTTTAAATAGTTATAAAGAAAGTAATCAACAAAGCAAAAGTTTTGGCGAAGCAGTCAACAATGCTTTTTGGGATAGTTTAGGTGAGTATTTTCTTCCTTTTTTAGATCAGTCTATGGTGTTCGCTGCTGTACAAGATGCTTTACCTTTAAGTTGGGGAGGTAGAGGAGGCAAAACAAGAAGTGGTGCAAAGGTTTATAGAGAAGAAGATGCAAGACCTTTGCAATGGGAAAAATCTCTTGTTCACATGGTTAACACTCTTCTTCCAAATGCTTTTCCAGTAAGAATACCAGTTGGTGCAGAGCTTGGTGTGACTGGAGGCAATTTTCCTGTAGGTGTAAAATCAATAGAAAAAGGTAGATTTTTAAGAGGTGTTTTTGGAGAAGACGGAGAAATAGAACCTTCAAGTGGCAAAACATATAAACAAGGAGCAGAATTGTTTAGAGCTTTTACAGGTATTAATACTCAAACATTAGATTTAAAAAAATTAGGTGAGTTTAGATCGCAAGAATTTAAACAAGCAAGGTCTGGTGCGGCTTCTATTTTTAATGAAGTATTAAGGTTAGAAAATCCAAATCCTGAACAAATTATTACTGCTTTTAAAAGAGCAGATGATTCAAGACTTAAAACTTTTAGAGAGTTTGCAGTTACTGTAAGAGATTTACAAACTCTTGGTTTAAATTTATTAGAAATACAAAAAATAATGAAAGATGCTGGATTAGGAAAAGAAGAAATAAATTCAATTTTACTTGATAGCTATATTCCATTTACTCCAAGTAAAGAAAAAATAAAAGATGCACAAAATAAAGGATTGTATATTCCTATGGGTGATATATTTTCTATGAAAGCAATGAGAAGAGGTATGTCATTAAAAACAGAAAAACCTCTTCCTTTTACAGAAGAAGGAACAGGATTGTTTGATACATATCCTTTTAGTGAAGAAATCAACACTTCTGCTGTAAACAATCAAATAAGACAACAAAATTTAATAAACAATTTGCAGCCAAATGCACAAAATTTTGTTTCTAGTATGGGTCAAACTTTAAAAGTTAATCCTGAGGTGAGAACTAATTTAGGTTTTCTTGGTGGCAATCCAGAAGAAGCTTTAAAAAATTTAGATATAGCTAGGAGAACACAATGAAATTATCAAAACATTTTAGTTTAACAGAGTTTACAAAATCACAAACGGCAGAAAGAAAAGGAATAGATAATACACCTAATGAAGAACACATAGAAAAAATGAAAGCTTTGTGTGAATCAGTATTAGAATCCATTAGGTATCATTTTGAAAAACCAATCATGATAAATTCTGGGTATCGTAGCGTTGCCTTGTGTGAAGCGATTGGTTCGAAATCCACCAGTCAACATGCAAAAGGCGAAGCGGCAGATATAGAAATACCAGGAGTTGATAATTCTGTATTAGCTAAATTTATTCAAGATAGTTTAAACTTTGATCAATTAATTTTAGAATGTTATACTGGGGAGCCTAGTTCTGGATGGGTTCATGTTTCTTTTGTTGATGTTGATTCTAACAGAAAAGATGTACTTACTTATGATAGAACAAATGGTTACAGAAAAGGATTAATTATATGAAAGAAGGGCCATTAAAACAAGCAATTGAAAAAGATCATGGCAATGAAGTTTTAATGCAACAATTCACAACATTTAAAATAAAAGATAATGTGCTTGTTAGAGAAACTGTAACAAGAAGATATGATTTTTTTGGTGATTACCAGGATGATTTTAGTTCAGAACCAATGGTTCACATAGCAAAAATGCCAAGAGAATGTCTACATTAATTTGTAACTTACCTTCTATTGATGTTTGGGTTAGAAAAGAATATTTAAAAAATCATGAAGATGGGCACGGAGAATTTGTAAAAGGTGTTTGGGTTGCCGCAAAATCTATCCCTGGTAGAGCTTTTTATTTGGAAACTTATCTTCCCGATTATGGTGCTCTTTATGATAAGTTACCTATTTCTGCATTTGTTTCTGAACCAACTACCCCGAATCCAGATATGGATTTATATAATCTTCAGTTTTGGAATTGTATGGACTATGGTGTGGTGTCTGTCACTAAAAACTTTATAGCTTCTATGGATTTTGAAGTATTTACCAGAGATCATGGATTAATAAAAGGATCTTACATTTGTACGATAGACAATTATCACGAAGATATAAACACTGTAGATTATTCAACCAGTGAAAAACCAGCAGAACACAAATCTTTTAATTTATTAGAATTAAACAATGGACAATTTTGTTTGTATCCTAATAATAGGATGCGTGTTTACGATAATTCTTTGACTCCAGACAAACCATTGCAGCCAGACTTTAAAGTAAGTACAATAGAATACCAAGTTGAGAATGGTCAAAAATTTAGACTAGGGGATACAGATGAATATTTTTGGAAGGCTAGACAAGAAGATTGATATTTACGATAAAATAGCACTTTTATTTTTTTCTTTGTGGATAATAATTTTTTTATTAAACTCGAGTTTCGCTGGCACATGGAACGAAAAACCAGTTATGTGTGAACAAAAAGAAATAGCTTTACAAGCAGTAAAAGATAAAGGCGAAATACCTATGTTTACTGGTATTCAAAGCACTAAAGTTCGTAATAAAGAAGGTCTTTCAGTAGTCCCTGCTCATATACCAATTCAATTGTTTGTTAATATAAAAACAAAAACTTATACTATTATGGAGTATCATCCTAGTTATAATAGTGCATGTGTCATAAGTTTTGGAAATGATTGGAAAAGCATAGGAGCTAAAAGTTGATAGATGATAGAGTTTTTATTAATCTTTATGATTGATGATAAAATTGTAAATCAAACACAAAGATTTAAAGATTTAAATAGATGTCTATACTTTGCAGAAAAATTAACAGATCAACCTAATATTCCAATGGAAGAAGGAAAAACTGGGAAAATTCTTGCATATTGTAAGCCTGTCAAAAAAAATTAAGCTCTCAGACGCTCACACAGAGCAGAAATAAACTTCTCGTGTGTCATTTTACCTTAAATTTATTTTATCCTTTGTACCATTATTAAATCAATAATAACAACTAACTTTGTTTTTTTGTCACACATAAAGCAGAAATTTCAAGTTTTTTGACAGTAGGATACATTCTTTTAGCTTCTTCCTTAAACCACTCACTAATTAATGGTTTATCTTTTTCACATTCAACTTTTGTTTCAAAAATTACTTTCGGTCCATAAAAACTACATATAGATTTACCACCTAAATACACAGGGTTTTCATTTAATACAATACAAAAAGCTATCGCTACTTCAAACATTAACCAACCTCTCCCCAATTATCTCCTAATTCAACATCTACCTCAAAAGGTATTTTTAAATCTGGAACACAATTACACATAATATCTTTTATTTTTTTTATTTCTTCTTCATTCTTAATATTAAAACACAATTCATCATGTACCGTAAGTGTAGGACATAAACCTTGTTCATAACAATCTATCATTGCTTTTTTCGTTTGGTCTGCACTAGACCCTTGAATCAATCTATTCAATGCTTTGTATGTAAATGCTCTTCTAATTCGACCTTTACTACCATACTCAGCAATTGCCTCTTTCATAGGTAATGCCTTGTTGTATTGATAAGATATTGGTTCATACATATTAAATCTACATTTACGGCCCAACCATGTTCTAATAACTCCAGTTTCAGATGCTCTTCTAGTGGCTCTATCTGAAACAGACTTTAAAAAAGGAACTCTATCATTGTATTTCTCTAAAAGAGAAGTCGCTTCATCTATGGTTAAGTCGAGTATGTTAGCTAACTTAGCTTTACCCATGCCATACATTAATCCAAGATTCACGGTCTTTGCTTGTTTTCTTGGTATGCCTGCTACATCTGCAACCATTTGATGAAAATCTGCTTTACCATCCTTATACATGGTTACTATGTCATCTATTTGTGGATGTCTATCAACACCTGTCAAGGTGGCACAATAGTGGACTAACCATCTAGGTTCTTGAGAGGCATAATCAAAGGAACCCCATTTGTGGTGCTCCTCCGGGATAAACAAACCACGAATTAATTTTTTTATTTCAGGATCTCGTGCTGGGATTTGCTGCAAATTGGGGTTGCTAGAACTAAAGCGACCTGTTACAGTACCACCACCATCAGAACGAAGGGGATGAAAATCACAATGTATACGACCCTTATGAGAATGTTCAAGAATAGTATCAACAAAAGTTGTGTTGGCTTTGTTTATCTCTCTAATCTTTATAATTTTTTTCGCAATTGGATGATGATGATTCGCAAGAAATTGTTTTGTAAACGCGGGAGACCCGGATTTTTCTGTGCGAGAATACGAAAGTCCCACAGCGTCAAAGACTTTTGCTACAGATGTAGCGACCCACGGTTCCATCGCTATGCCAGTGTCCTTAGTTATTTCATCAAGTAAATCTTTCTCTAGTTTTGTCAAATTTTTTCTAACTTTTTGAGCTTTATCTAAATCTACACGAACCCCTTTTGTTTTCATGTCTAATAAAATAGGAGTTAACTTTGTTTCTAAATTAAAAATACCAGTGCACTCATCTGATAAAATTTTATCTTGCAATACATTCCATAACCTTAAAGTTATAAGTGCATCTTGTTCAGCATAAGCACCAACATATCGAGGTGGAAGTCTCCACATTCCAGATTTTGCGTCAACTCCAAATTCTTCGGCTGCACTTTTTAAAAGTTTTTCGTTCTTATAAACTTTTAAATAATCTCCCGCTAAGGAGTTTAAATTATAATATCTTCTATTCTCGTCTAACAAAGGAGCAGCAACCATGGTATCTCTTATTTTACCTTTGACTTCTATACCCTCTGCTCTCAACCAACCTAAATCATATAAAGCATTATGAAAAACTACAGTCTTGTTTGTATCAGAGCATACATCACTAAGCCATTTCATTACAACTTTTCTAGGCATATTACCTACAGTGTGTGCTATGGGAAAATACCAAGCACTATCACCTGCACCCACAGCGATGCCAATAATGTTGCCATCTTTCCTACACCACCCAGGTCCAAGTTTTATAAGATTTTCATCTCTTGTTTCTAAGTCAATAGATATTGTGTCATATTGTGATAAGTCTGGTAAAGTTTGAGGAGGAGTCCAATCAGAATCAGCGTTACCCCAAGATATATCTTTTATATCTTGTTCTAATAAATGGTATTGATCATTTGTCATTTTTTTCCTTTTCTACAAATTCTCCCCCAATTCCAGTATATCCTCCAATATCAATCCAACTATCTTCTTTAGATGGAGAGTATATCAATCTAGCTATCTTCAATAAAATTAAACACAAGACAACTTGAAACACATTAATTTTAATACCAAAAACCACTGACCATAATTCAGCAACTCTTTTGTGGTTTTCATAGGCAGGCCCATAATCAGCAGCTCTGTCTACATTAATTAACTCTATTGCTTTTTGTAATATTTCTTCTCTTTTCATATTCTTCCCTATAATTCAAACTTATATTGTGCAGTAGATTCAATAAGATGCAAAGACTTTTTAGCACGAGTCATACCTACATAAAATACTCTATACTCTGAATCTTGATCCCAATTATCAGCACATGCTTTTGTCGAATCCAAAAGTAAAGCTACGTTATCAGCTTCTCCCCCTTTGGCTTTATGAATAGTTGACACACGAATCCTTGGAAGAGCAGTTAAAATTTTCTCTCCTCTTCTACGAACAGAAGTTATGTAAGCAACTTCTTGCTCTGATACTTTTAAAACATTTTGCCATGGTGTTTTAGATGATACATCTAAATTACATTTATGTATAATATCTTCAAGAGTGTAAGTCTCATCTGAATCCAAGGTAGACATAATTTTTC